CTGCATTGTTTAATTCTGTTTCATTCTTACCTTGGCCAACGTAATCCCAACCTAAACTATTAAGATCGTATCTATATCTGTTTTCGTTGACTAATGATGCAGCTATCATTGTGTCATAGATTCTACCATTTAATTTAAAACCCATAGCTCTAATCCAACACACATCATACATTGCATTGTGAAATATTTTATCTGCTGTTGATTCACAAATATCTTTAAACCATTTCATCACTAAATCTTTGTCAAGATTACCACCACCTTCGTGGTCAAATGGAAAGTATTCAGAGTAGCCATCTGTAGCAATCGCTATTCCAACTACTTTACCTCTACCAACTATAGACCCTGTGCCTAATTTTTTTAAATCCGGATCGTGGGTTTCTAAATCTATAACTATCTCATCACAGTGTCGAAGATCTGGAAACTCTGTAGGTTTGACCCACTCTGTTTGAGCTTTAAATATCATTTGTAATCTCTTTCAATTATCATTTCTATAAAATGTATTGCTTTCAATAAATCTTGTTTCTTTCCCTTATCCTGATGTCTGATTATGTATTTTATAGCACATCCTTCTGGGTATAACAACTTGTTCTCAACTACAAACTTGCTTGGCTGAATGACATACTTTTGATAGTGACGCCCCCCGTGCTGCTTGTTCCATACTTTACTCATATTATAAACTCCTTCTGTTTGTTTTTACACTTAATCAAATACAGGTTTTGTATTGTTCTCGTTACGCCAACATACCAAACTCTATACTCTTCATCTTGTTTTGATATAGATTTCTTTGTTGCTCTCATAGTGTTTATCGTTTGATTTAAAAATAAAACTACGTTTGTGGCTTCACCACCTTTTGCACTGTGTATCGTAGAAATTTTTATTCTTGGTTCTTGATTTAGTTTTTCATCGTTATCTAGCATTGCCTGCACATAATCTATTTTTGCTTGTGATACATTTGTAAAAGCATCAAACCATTGTAAAGATAAATTAGGTTTACCTTTTATTTTCTCTAATAATCTTTGTTGTTGCACTTCTGCTATCTTTTCACCTTTTCTAAATTTATCCCAGTTTAAAATGTCATCATAAAATTTTTTAGAGATGCTTTGTCCGTCTTTAGTTTCAAAAAACAAACCTTTCTTTTTTAAAATTACAGGTATGGCTTTTAGTAAAGGATTTGTTCTTGCGAGTATTAACCAATCATCTTTTGACATATCTATTTGTGAAAAATTAAATACTTCAAACAGCTGTCCTGGTTCTTTCTTTGGTAAATAATCTTTGTCTAGTCTATTATCCACCCTAGATATTACTGATAACGCTTTTTGTTGTATAATACTTGGAACTCTTTCTGATTGTTTTAATGGCATCTCTGTTGCATCCCAGTCAATAAAACTTTCTACATCAGCCCCTGCCCAGCCAAATATAGCTTGGTCATCATCGCCAGCTACCCAAACATCACAACCATTATCTTTTTCTATTTTTTCTATCATATCCCACTGTATTTTTGATAGATCTTGTGCTTCATCTATAAATATTACATCTAATTTATTTTGTATGTTGCCTTGCTCTAAAAATTTTTCTAACATATCTGTAAAATCTATTAGTTCGTAAACTTTTTTATATTCATTAATAGCTATGTCTATTGCTTCTAATTTGTTTCTTTCTACTTTGCCTAGATGTTCGTTAAGATCTAATTGTTCTAGTGGTTTAATTCTTTTTACTCTTGCTAAATTAATTAATGTTAAATACTCACTGTCGGATGTAAACACACCATTCCAAGCATTGTTTTCGTAAAATGCATAATTAATCTGTATGCCAGATGTTTCACCAATAACCTTATAATTTAATTCGTCCATCACATTTTCTTCTCTTAATCCTAAATTATTAAATGCTAAAGAGTGTAATGTTTGAAAATATTTAATATCTTGTTTAGTTAAGTTTGGTCTTAATGCTAAAAATCTATCTCTAGCCTCTTCTGATGCTTTCTTTGTAAATGCAAAATATCCTATCCTATCTAGTGATATACCAGTGTCTAAATATAATTTAACTTTGTCTAATAATGTTTTAGTTTTTCCTGTGCCTGGTGGGCCTACAACTTTATATCTCATTAATGCTTCCTTCCAATCATTTCAAAAAACCTTTTAATTAATCTATACCATTCATTTTTATATTTAATATCACGTGTTCTTTTGTATTCATTTGCAGCGTCATCAATCTGTTTTAATATATACATTAATAGTTATCTGCCTTTCTATCTGTTGGTTTATATTCAATCTTATCTACGTGCAGCTGTTCTAGTCTACAAACCTTTATTGTTTTACCATCTACTTTTAGTGAGTAGTTAAACTCTACATTAAATTTTTCTTTTAACTTCTGTCCTATTTTTTCTTTGGATATTCTCCAATCGCTACCTAGATGTGTTAGAAAAGATTGATATTGAAAGTAGTGATAACCATTTTCAGTCAAACAAGATCCTAATCTTATCTGCATTCGTTTACTAGCTTGTGGTCCGTTAACACAATATTGAAACAATTCGTTTTCTAATATGTCATCCGTACTTGTGCCCTCTGGTGGTTTAATATTCTGACAATTCTTTCTCCAGTCATTTAGTTTAGCTCTCCAATCTTTTGGTTTAATAGGTTCAAAGTATATTCCTGTCTGTTCCCAGATTAAATTTAAGACTTCTTTTTGTGTGGTCATTAGTTTTAGATTAGGTATAATAACTTCTATCTTATCATCGTTAGGCATAACAACATTAAATCTATACTCTGGTTGTTCATACTGTATAATTTGAAAGTCTGTAATATCTGGAAATACATTTATACTATCGGATTTTACACCGAATGGTCTTGAGTAACAAAGACTACGCATACAGTTATCTTTGATTGGATCTTCATAACAAGTGTGTCCTGCTGTATCTTTTGTCCAAGCATTTATTTTATTGTCTAGTTTTGCTTTATCCCAAGGTTGTTGTAAGTATTCGTAGTTTGCTTTTGATACAAAGTCTGCCCATTTATCTTTGTATTTCTTTTTTGCAAAGACCATATAGTTGTACATAAATCTATCTCTACCATCATCTAATTTAGATTTAGAACATAAAGCTAGACAAGGTGGTCCATCATTAAACTCTGGATTTGTACCAACTAAAATATTTCTATGTGTTTCATCAACTAGAAAATCTAATTTTGTTTTATTTGTTTTTGATCTGTTAGCAAAACCGACAAACTGTTCTAATGAAAGTTTATTATTATCTTTGTCGACTGCATATCTTTGTGTGTCACCATTATTATAATATGGTAAGTTAATGAAGTTACCTGGTTTTACGTTGCCTTTGTCATCTTTCTTTAGTTCTTTCTGCTTTGGAAAAATTTCTGTGGTAGGTTTTAATCCTAGAGGCAGAAGAAAAGACTTTAGTGCCTCTATTAAATCTGTTGTTGGTATTGGTTCCTCTAAAAATAAATAACAATGTAGTCCACCACTTTTTGATAGTAGTGGCACAATTGGAAGTTTGTATTGTTGAAATAGTGCTAAATATTTTCCTGTGTTAAAATCTTTGTAATTTTTTGGGTCTATATCAATGCAGCCAAACTGTGCAGTACCATCTAATCTACAAGGTTGTATACCTATTGATATCTTTCCGTTGATGTGATTCTCATAGTCTTTTGTTGTAACAGGTCGACCAGACCATTCGTAATCAGGTTTTAATTTGTTTTTTTCAGAGTCTAGTATGGCTTTGGACATATCGGCGATACCAAAGTCCCCATCATATCCAGAAAATAATTTTATAAACTCATTCACCATAAAGATCCCTTGTAAGGCCGGATCCAGTCTCCCATCCCCGGCCTCATTTTTCCTAGCTAGAAACTAGTAATTAGCTTTATCCTCTGAAACTGTGGCAGTTTTTTGCTGCACATTTTTCAGTGAGTTATAAAAATCACGGGCCATTTGGTAAATCGCAATATCATCAACTTTTTTTAACATAGCTATATTATAACCGTGCCAACTAAAGTTGCTGCCTGCGTTCTCTACAGATTTTAATCTGTATATTCTTGAGAACATAGGTGCTGGAATAGACTTGCCAGTTTTTGGATCTGTTTCAAATTGATCTTCCATCAAAGAGTTCCATCCTCTGCTGACTTTTAACTGAGTAGACTTCATAGTCATCAAAGCTTTCTCAGGTCTTTCACCATTTATAATAACAAAGTGATTAGCTGTCTTGATAATCTCATTACCATTTGACAACACATCTTTGTTACTATTGTTTTGAGTAGTCTCTTTTAAAATTTCAGGACCTCTATCATTACTGATAGGTCTGCCCTCTCTTCTTTCAAAAGGTGCCCACTCTGGGTAAGTCATTTTATAGAATACAGGTATAACCTCTATTCCTTTCTCACCGCTGTACAGTTTTTTCGTGACTGTATTATAAAACATACCAGCTTCTGCCCCATCGACATATTTGGCGTGTTTCTTTTTTGTTTCGTCCGAACCACTTTGTAATAGCTTTAAGAAAGGTAAGGCTAGATCAGCTTTATCCATATTCTCTAGACCCATTCCTGAGTCTGCTACAAAGTCAAGTTTTGCAAGTGCTCCACTTTGTTTTGTCGTAACGTTTCCTGTTTCTTCGCTCATATTATTTGCTCCTTGTTATTTTTGTTTTGTTTCCCTTAAACAGATTAAAATGTTCAGAGGGCAGTTCTTCGTTGTTCTCAGAACGCTCTCTGAACAATGCTTTGAGTGTCATAGGTTCGACTTTCAACTTTTGAGTTGGTTCCAAACCTTGACCTCGTGCAAGGTCAGCATATGATGCTGCCTTGTTATCTTCGCCACGACCAAAGGAAACAGTAACCTCATTTTTAATAAGATCACCCAGGCCGTGCTCTCGAAGCCAGTTAAATGCGCCTTCTTTTTTGTCTAATGGTATTGTGGCGCTATAAACATCTTTTACTTCTATTGCAGATCCATCAGCAAGTTTCATTGTTTTTAATTTTAATGCTCGCATAATCTCTGGAATTGCAACGTTAGAAATTTTATCTGATTTTTCTTTTTTTAATTTTAATTTCTCTTCATCACTATGTATTTCATCTTCTAACCTTTGTAATTCTATAACTAACGTAGATAGGTTTTCAACACCTGTAAGATTATCTACATCTTGCGGTGCATCTTCTATAAACATTTTTTCTAAATTATTATCCATTTATATCTCCTTTCTCGTATAAATTAATTTCTATTGGATAGTATTTTCTTTCTTGTTTGTCCCACTTTAATACTTTGTATTTTCCATTTGTTATATCAGATACAATAGAACACGCTACACCTATTATCGCAGGATCTCCAGTAAGTAATAAATAATCTTGCGGTGTATATTCTCTCAATCCTTGTCTTAATTTCATAATTAATGGACCAGGTGAAAAAATTATTTGAGATAACTCTGGTAATAAAAATTTAAATACACCGTATTCAGATGCACCTAAAATGTTAATTTTTGGTTTGCCTTCTTTAGTTCCAGCAATCTCTTGTATCACATATACTTTACTTCTTTCTGACATTGACAACACTATAAACTTTGTGATATAAAAGTCAATAGAAAGATGAAATATAAGTTTAAAACTAAACCTTACGCACATCAGTTAAAGGCATTAGAGATGTCTTGTGATAAAGAAGTGTTTGCGTACTTTATGGAAATGGGGACAGGTAAATCAAAGGTCCTTATCGATAATATGTCTATGCTTTATGACAAAGGCAAGATTAATGGTGTCGTAATTGTGGCACCAAAAGGTGTATATAAAACTTGGTATGAAACAGAATTACCAACACATATGGCTAAACACGTTGAGTATGTGTCAGTATTATGGCAATCAAACATTAATAAAAAACAAGAAAAAGAATTATCAAAATTATTTAAAACAGGTCATCAACTACACGTGTTAATTGTAAACGTAGAAGCATTGTCTACTAAAAAAGGTGTAGACTTTGTAGCTAAATTTATTAGTTGCCACGAAACTTTAATGGCTATTGATGAGTCTACTACAATAAAAAATCCAGATGCAAAAAGAACTAAAAGCATATGTAGGTTAGGTAGACTTACAAAGTATAGAAGAATATTAACCGGTTCTCCTGTAACTAAATCACCATTAGATTTATACAAACAATGTGAGTTTCTAGATCCCTGGTTATTGGGACATCAATCTTACTACAGTTTTAGAACACGATATGCAGTGATGAAAACTGCAAACTTTGGTGGTAGGTCTGTGCAGATTGTTGTTGGTTATAAAAATATACCAGAGCTATCTGATAAACTCACAGGGTTTTCTTATCGTGTATTAAAAGATGATTGTTTAGATTTACCAGCAAAGACTTACACTAAACGTGTCATCCAACTTACAGACGATCAAGAAAAATTATACTTACAAATGAAAAAAAGCGCTTTGGCTGTTATGAATAGTAAGTTAAGCACCACGGCTACTGCTATGACTCAACTTATGAGATTACAACAAATAACTTGTGGTCACTTTAAAGCTGACGATGGTTCCATACAAGAAATAAAAAATAATCGTATTGTAGAACTTATGAACACACTGGAAGAGATACAGGGTAAAGTTGTAATATGGGCACATTGGAGGAACGATATAGCAACAATAGTAAAACATATTAAAGAAGAGTATGGGGATAATTCTTTTGTTACTTATTTTGGTGATACATCAACAGATGACAGACAAAAAGCAATCAAAAAAATACAAGACCCTAAAAGTCCTGTAAGATTTATTATAGGCACACCACAAACAGGTGGTTATGGTATTACGCTTACAGGTGCATCCACTATGATTTATTATTCTAATGGTTACGATCTCGAAAAAAGAATGCAATCAGAGGCCAGAATAGATCGTATTGGTCAAATAATGCCAATGACTTATATCGACATTATGTGTGAAAAAACTGTTGATGAAAAGATAGTCAAAGCTTTGCGTAAAAAAGTTAATATAGCTACACAAGTTATGGGTGAACAATTAAAGGCTTGGATATGATTGTATTTAATAGAAATGATGGCGCAGACATACAAGAACAACTCACGTATTTAAGCAGCCTACCACAGTATAAATTGTTTAGATTAAGAGCTGTACGAGAACAAATGAAAACTTACGATTTTTGGAATGAGAAGTGTATTATAGAATTTAAAAGACGCACTTGTAATCACAATACTTTTCCCGATTTTATACTACAAAAAGATAAATTTGATACTAATATGGAGTTAGCTAAAAAACATAAGATATCATTTTATTATCAAAATAAATTTGCAAATGATAAAATATGGGAATGGGACATTACAGATATGGTTGAAAGAAATGATTTACCTAAATTAATAAATAAAGAGATGAATCGATACACCTACGTTGATAATCCTAATAAGATAGTAAAACAAGTTTATATGTTAAGATTAGATCAGGGTTACGAAATTTAATTCATAAACAGATTAAACAGACCTACAAGCGTTAATATTGTTGTAAATGCACCACCAACAATCCAGTATATTACAGTGTCTGTTTTCTTTTCTAACTTTCCTACGTCTTGATGTAAATGATCTATCTGTCTTTTAAACCCTTGTACATATCCGTACAAAGATACTAAGTGTTCGCCAGTTGTTTTTGGTGGTTTACCGTTTGGCATATTTACCTACCCAGTAACATATTGGCTCTAATACTTTTCTATATATTCTACCTAACATATGTGTTTTACCTCTAGACTCTTGTCTAATGTCTATAGTTCTATGAACAGCTATGTGTTCTAAAATTTTTCTAACAATTTTATTTGTTTCTGCCGATTTTACAAGTGGTAAAAATATTTTGTGATAACCTTTTTGATATTCTGGTGCTAAGTCTTTTGATTGTTTTAACCATATTTTATTTCTAAAAGAACCAAAGCCATAAGTTTTATTCATCATTGTGCAAACAATTTTACCTCCACCCCCACTACTACCACTATCACCTGTGACAGCATCTGGTGCAGGAGATGGTTCTGGTGCAATGTCAGCATAATCTTGAACATCAGCCGTTCCTGCATCAACTCCTCCTGTTGGTCCACTGTCATCGCTATCACCATCACCTGTAACAGCGTCTGGTGCAGGTGCTGGGCTAGACGGTGGTCCAAAAGCTGTATCTAATACTTGATCTGAACCACCAGGTGCTATAGCACCTGACACTTCAAAATCATCTAAAATATCTCCAGCTCCTAATTGTTCTCCCACTGTATCTATATCATCAAACGTTTGACCCTCACCTAAAGTTAAAGCTGTGTTTATTGGATCTGTAGTTGTTACAGTTGGAGGAGTGTCTTGTATATTTCCAAACTCATTTTCTTGCGCGTCCACAAATGGATCTCCTGCTGCAAATAAACCTGTGTCCGGATCTATTGTCATTTGTTGTGATACAGATTCATCTGGTGTAAGAAAATCAATAGCGGCTTTTCCTATTTGAACCGTAGGTGATAAATTTATGATGTCTTCTAGTGTTGTTGCTGGTTCAGGCACTGGAGCTAAACCATAAGCAGTTGCATATTCTTGATCAACAATCGCTTGTTCTTCATTATCTAAAGATTCATAATCAACATCAAAGGTTGGGCCAATCCCCTCTGGTGCGCTAGAAGCTCCTGAAGAAGTTCTGTAAGTTCTGTCATAAAACTCTGACGGTGTTTCTATAACTCCTTGACTAATTAAATCTGTAGAAGTTCCTGATAAATCTAACGCAGGTGCTGTTTGTGTTATTGGTGTATCAAATTCATCTAAAGGATTTACGTTAGGTATTGTTACAGTTGTAGGTGTTGTAAGATTACCTAACGTTCCTATTGTGCCTGGTGTATCTACTGCACCTGCATCTTGAAAAG